TGCAGATAATCGAAGGTAATTGGGATATTTGTATGAGCATGAAAATGCGTGATAAGTTCTCTTACACTCCAGCAGTTAATTTTATCATCATTTTCTATGACAAGACGGGCCTTACAATTATCATCAAGTCTATTAAAATTACGCTTAAATCTATCTACAATTTCCTTATACTCACCATTTTTATTATGCACATGCATATTCATGGGTGCATTATAATTTGACGGGAGACCAATACGATCAAAAAAACTACTATAAAAATTAAGTTCAGTAATAGTTTTGTCAACTGCTTTTTGATTAGTTGATGCTAACACATTAAATTCACTAGGATGGGCAGAAACTCTAACACCAGTATTCTTAATTGTTTGTTCAATACTATCAAACTCATCTTGAATAAGATCATGATTCGGCAAATCTTCTAATGAAACATTAGCCTCGTCATAAGTAATGAGAGGAAAAATATCACTACTAACTCTGTAAACATAATTATTAATTCCACAAAATTTGATTGTTTCATTAGTGGTTTGAAGATTATTAAGAATTCTATCTCCTAGAATACTTAGAGCCTCTTCTCTTGGCAAACTATTAAAACGCTTAAACGTCATAGTTTGGTGAGCAAAACCTTGCTCTTTTAGTTTAAGACTGATACAGCAGAGGCCGAACTTATTCATAGAATCTCCTTGTCACCAGTATACAACACTATCGTCAAAAGTCAAGAGGCGACTTGAGAGATTTCTTCAACACTATAAATTTTTAATATATTATATGTTAATAGAGAATCATAAAATTCAGTAATAGCAGACTCTTTGGAGTTTGCTGTAATAACATCATTAATTAGAATAGTTTGTTTATACTTATCCTGTTTATCATAAACTTGTGCGGTAATATTAAATGTTTTCATTATATGTTCCAATCTTTTTCAAATCCACCAAGAGATTCAGAGATAAGTGGAAATTGTTCACAAAAAATCTTTTTACATTCTTTGGCAATAACCATATGTTCTTTTTGTGTTCCGTTTTTTTCTCTGAGTGCTATGTATGTAATCCATGAGCGTAAAGTTCCGCTCATATAAAGTCTGGTTGGTGTTGCCAGTGGTAGAATAAATCTGGCACATTCTTTAGCAATACCGTCCGCTATCATACCGTCATATAAAACTTTGGCCTTGGCAAAGTGTTCACGAATTTGCATAGTCCATTTAGATTTAATCTCAGCCGAAACATTATCAATACTATTTTGTCTATTTTTATTATCTTGGCTACGCAATTCAAACAGAGGAATATCGTCTGCCAATAATGTAGTATCGGCATAACGCTGGCTAAATTCTTGAAAATTGAAACTTCTGTGACGTAAAATTTGTGCCGCCAAACCTCTTGTTGTATCAATTTGGAGAGTAAGATGAGACATTTCAAATATTGACCAGTGTTTGTGGTCTATACAATATTTTAATAGTCTAGATATATTACTATTATCTTGATTATTGGGGTTGCTGACTCTCGCACAATATGCGATTGTTTTTTCGGCATCTGGAGTAACACTAATTAGTTTAACTTCCATAGTCGCTTACTGAGAAATGTTTCTCTTCCTTTTTGGTTTCTTGGTATTGTTTTTGATGGTCAATCCATTTGTCGTTTGTTAAGTGATTAAAAATAGCGGTTGCTACTTTGCTAACACTAAGAGCAACTCCACAAACAGAAGGATCATCATCCTTCATCCAATAATAACTTGCTCCGTTAACTGTGTCATCCTTCTCTTTTTTTATAGAGTATCCCCAAGTTTTGGCCCAACTCTTGATTTCACTAATCTTAAACATAGTTAACAACCCATTGTATCAGATCGTTTGGGTTTGTCAAGCGTTTGTGTTACGGAAGGGTTATTTTTATCATATCTTTGCCATGCTTCTTTATGTTTTAGTGCTATAATTTCAACTCTCTGTTTATTGATAATATCTTTTTGATAATTAATTAATTCATAAAGTTCCATTATATAATTATAAACGTAATCGTTTTTGTATGCGTCCATAATAAGTTTAACTTTATCTGGACTCATAGGCTCATATTTAAACTTGCCATCCCAACTCATTTTTGTAATTGCTCCATAGCATTAACTTGTTGTTTATGACTAAATCCCGCAGCATATCCCTGCATATATGTAGTTTTAAGCAAATCTATAATTCTGGCATCAATCTCTTTGTATAACTCAGCATTATTTTGAACAAACCAAGCATCAAAAGATTTTTCTTCATCTCCTAGTTCATCCCAGTTTTGTATCATGTTTTCTGTACCTCTTATAGATAGAAAATATATCATTGATTCTATTAGGGTTTAAATTATTTCGTATAAACTCATCGTCATTGTCTGTAATATATGCTTGAAGTTCATCATTTAGCACACTCTTGTCATAGCCTTTTTTAAGAATATATTGTGAAACTTTAGCAAAATCTTTATGATATTTTTTAATTAGACTATCTATCTCGTTTTTATATTTTGTATTAAAACCATATAGAGCATGAGATAGTTCGTGTCTTAGGGTACTATTATTTTGTGCGCCTATAATATAGAAATTATCGTGTCTATATTTAAGAGATCCAAGTAGTTCTTCTTCTGGAGAGGTCAATGGATCAAACAATCCTTGTTTAAAAGGAATTAAAACAGAACTAGGAAAGTTAAATCCTATCCATAGATCAGTATACAAATCAGCACCATATTGTAAACTATAATAATTTTTAATATCTCCAAGCGTAAATATTTTATTACGATATTTTCTGCTAGGACTTTCATAGTATTCTTGAAAGCGAATAAAAGTTTCTCCTAACTCTTTTTGAGAGTCAGCACTAATCCAAACACTATTATAGGGTTGTTTTTTTAGTTTTAGCATTGTTTATTGTTGGTATTAGCAAAATTACCATTGTAATGTTTTTTGGCTTTTCTAGTATTCTCTCTTGGCGTTACTCTTTCTAAGTTATCAATATGATTATTAAGTTTATTATGATCTTTATGATTAATAAAAAATAATCTTGGCAATAATTCTTGAATAGACTTTGGCGTTTTATTATAGTCTGATCTGGAAATACCTTTGGGTAAGTATTGGGCAAATGGTTTCCAGGCGTCCATTACCAGTTGATGAATTCTGCAAGTTTTATGTTGTTTATCGCTGCCTTTCATCTTTCTGTATTTATAATCTAATTTTCCTGGCAGAAAACCTATTTCAACCGATAAATATCCACTAATAACTCTTGTTTTTAATGGTTTACGATGATTATAGTCTATTATCATTTTATTACGGCGACCATTTTCATCCATAACTGTACGTTTATAATGAGAATAAACTATTCCATCCTTGGATATACTATATCCTTCAATAATATGATTATCAATTATAATTGGCTTAATATCATTTATTATAGTAGCACATTCCATGTTATTCTACCTCATAGAGTTCTGGAAAAAGATCAAGATACAAATAAGCAAATGGGGCGTCAATTCCATCATTAAGTTCTAAACCATAAATAGGTAATTCGTCTATTGATTCAGAGGTTTCCATTGTTCATTGATTCCACGACATATCTTGCTGTATCTGGTACATTATTTCCTCCCATATAATAACCGCCTATGAAATCAAACATATGGAGATTTTTACTATTGAATTTCTCATAGTATACGGGATCGTATTCCATTCGTAGATATTCAGCCACACTATTGCCAAAAAGCATAATATTATCGCATAGTTGTTTATTCATTGGGCCACGACTTTTCTAAAAGATCAAGAGTATATTTTACTGCACCATCATCATAAAAACAATCGTATTGTCCACCAGTAATTTGTTTATGTTTTTCCGGCCAAACTTCATATAGAGTATTCATTATGATTTGACCATATCGTAACACAAAAGAATGATCATTATATGTATTGTCTACTTTTTTTAGAAATTCATTAAATATAATCATTATACTTTCAGCACCTCCCCAATTTCTTCTAAAACGCTTTTCCTAACGCTTTTACTCATATTACTCAGCAGAATATGGTTCTTAAAAAAGGTTTCACCATTTGTTTTTACAATAACTCCGAAAGCATTTCGTGTCCATCCGCTACTTAATGAGCGGACATCTTTAAAATCAATCTCAACATTAAAGCCAAGATCAATTTCTTCAAGTATACTTTTTCGTAATTCAGTAGCGAGTTTGGTGCTACTCAAATCACTACCATACATATCTTTGATCTCGTAATAAATCAACGGGCCTTTCATAGTTGCTCACCAGTATTATAGTCTATAACTGGCTTATTACAAGCCTCAGTCATTCTTTGTAGTTGCCATTTTAGACTCTCAGTATCGTCGCCAATAGTATATGATGGTTTTTCAGATATATTAACTATATCACCATTTTCATCAGTATATACTGAATGAATAGAATAACTAATATCGGCCTCTAAAACTCTATTTATATCTACAGCATTTTGATAACCTTTTAGTGGATTATTATATTTGCCCCAGCCGCACCTATCATATAGGTCTTGCATTTTATTGTCAAGATCATCAGTGAGTTCTTGATAACTTTTGGGCGGAAACATCCAATCAAATAGGCTTAAAAAGCCCTTTAAAAAACTCATGACTCTACCTCTTCTTGTCTTAATACCTTTAGTTCTATTGCTGAGGTTAATAGTAAATGTTTATTATGGATATTACAATCTTTTTTCCATTGAATAATCTTTTGTTCAACTCTGTGATAAACCTCAGCACTTAGTTTATCCACAGTAGAAAATACTAATACATCCTCTGGCTTTAAACTCATTACTGATACTTGTGGTAAATCATTCATTTTTGTCCTTTCTGATTTGATATAAATTAATTCCTCGTTTAATATTTTTGACAATTTTGATCACTTGTGCTACTAAAGGATCATAAACAGCATTGGATTGCTCTATAGTCGTAATCATATCATCTGTGATCTGATTGTCAAGATATTCCAAATCGTGTTTTAATCCTTTGATCGTCCAGCCTTTTAGTCTAAGTTCGTTTGTTAGTTCGATATTTTCTTTTCTAGTTTGAGAAGTAGGCTCAATCCAAGGAAAATCTCTAACAATACGCTTATAAAATTCTAGATTTTTTCTGTGTCTCTTGTTACTATTTTGAAGTTTCTTGATCTTTTTTTTCTAGTCGTTGAATTCTAATTTGTTCTGGAGAATGAACATCATGATTCTGTTTATTTCGCTGGTCAGGAAAAACGGGCCATTCTTTTTCCAATTCACTTAAAAGATCATATGGTTTTTTGTGGATTATATCAGAATAAAACGGGTCTTTATCTGATCCCGCAATTTCATGGTATTTTTTCGGCCAGACATCCCATAATTCCATCATTATAATTTGACCATACCTTAATCGTTCAGACTTAGGTTTATCACCTTGATCCGCATAAATATTCTCAATATTGTCAACAAATTTTTTAAATGTCATTTACCCACCTTTACTATTTCAAATCCAAATCCCAAAACGCGAAAATTAAAGCCATAGCCCCAATCATAAGTATAATAATATATTTCGGTAGTTAAGTCGAGGCTAAAGCCCCATTGATAAAGATCATCACTAGGATGTTCAAACTTTGGTTTTTTTATGCCAACAAAATTGAATGGATGAAACCACTTTATTTCAATATTATCATACCATTTTCTGTGATCTGTTAGAAATTCATCTTGACAATCATTACAAACCCAAAGGCCACCAACAGATTCCACCCCATTATTATGGCTCTTGACGGGACAAAGATAACTATCATTCACACTATTTTCTCTTTCACAGGTATGAATGGTTTCCTCACAAACAACGCATTTTTCAGTAGGGGCATTAGGATTAACACATTTTGTATCAATATCACTCATAATAATGAAGTTTTCTTTTATAAATATCTGGATATTTGTTTTCTATAGTTTCAGAATCATCTTCGATTCCTAAAGCATACAGAACGTGGGAATAAAATGCAAGACCCTCAAATTCACTTTCTGGATATTCTCTATGATCCCTATCATAGTCTACTACTAAAATTCGTAGTTTATCTAAAAATTCTTCATTAGTCATAATACTTCCGTAAGAATTCTCCAACTTTTAAGTTTGAGTCCTTCATTAATAATTTCTATTGGTTTGCCTTGAAGTTCATCAATAGTTTTGACTTTAGCATCTTTTAGTAACTTATTAATCTTTTTGACCATCTCTGCTCTTTGTATTTGACGATCTTTTTCTGTCCATTTAGTATATTGATCTACCCAAATATCTTCGCTCCATCCCCCCTCAATAAAATCAACACATCCTTTTCCATCAAAACTTAATACAACAGTAAGACCAAATTGCATATCTTGGTATCCACCATATCCGAAATATACCTTTTCAATTTTACCGAGTTCTTTTGTCATTTCATCTTGCCTTCCTGTTGGCTAACACTTTATACGACACAACAGTATTTGTATAATTATTAAGAGCCTCTTCTTTAGTTGCATATCCAGAAGTATGACAATACTCTCCATCTTCACATCTTTCTAAGCGAACCCACGATTTTAACTCATTTGAGTAATAAGCACTAATATTAGAACTCATCTTCATTAACCTCTCTAAAGTCACTCGTATGTCTCATAACCTCAATTCTTCCATCATCTAAATCAGCTAACACACAATGACCGGGAGCATTTTTAATCTCTGTAAGAAACACAAAAAATTTCTTTTTATCTGAACCGTAACCAAGTGAACCATAATATTTAATCCTATCTTTTTCTGGTAATTTATTCCAAAAATCTGGATTAAAATTATTAGGTTCAAAAACAACTATTGTGCCGGGAGTAAAAGTATTCATTATTCTTTCAATAAAAAGTCGTTATTGATAGCCTTAAAACTAACTTCTCCGCAAAGGCTTCGTATTACTATTCCTTCACGATCTTGATTTGGTTTAGCAGACTCAAAGTGTTCTTTATATTTGCCCTTCGCCATCTCTAGTAGATCGGTCTTAGTATAACTGAAACTTGAGCCTTTGTCAACTATCGGCACAAATTTCAACCCAAGACGCTCTACCACACCCATAGCATCCTCTAAACATAACTTACGATTAGTTGGAATATCAATAACATTAAAAACAAACAAATCATGAGAGGATAAACCTAATTTGTTTTGTTGTATACCTGGGCCTGCACATTCTCCTTGAATTGCTATTTTAACTCCATTATTCCAAAACCATCGTAGTCCTTCTTCTATTTTGTACTTTCGACTCAATACCCAAAATTTATGATGTTCACTTTCTTTATAACTATAATTACGTCCACAAACATGATAACTTTCGTCTTTAGGATCAATCAAAAATGTACTAGATGTTCCATCAAGTTTAAGGCTAATATAGTATGGTTGTCCGGTTAGTCTTTCAATAAATCCGTATTCATCATCTAACTGCACTCTTGTTTCATCGGTCTTACTTATGGGCCAACTAAAACTCTTTGCATCTCCTTGAATCTGTGCTGGAATTGGAGGTTCATATTTTTCTATTCCTAATAGGTCAGTAACATCGGCCCCAGCAGTCAATCCTGCTAGTATAGGAAAGACACTTGTGGGTAATGCTAATCCTTGAGATAGTTGTTTACGCAACTTTACTGTTTTGAGTCTATACTTTTTTAAACTATCATTCCAACAACTCTTACGAAGAAATTCAAACTCTGGAACTTCTGGAAGTAAACTATCAATCTCAAAAAATACGCAGAGATCATTGGGTTGGAACTCACCCTTCTTTGTAACAACCTCCCAACCTAAAACGCCCACAGTTTCTATGCTGTCTGCATCTGGTATAGGTTTAACATATTTAACAGTTTGTATACTAGCTAGTTTTCTCATTTTATGTTACTCCTACAATCCAACCGGGACTATCATCAATCCATATATCTACTACTATATTTTGTCTTTTGATATAATCGGCTTTTGGTTCGTCATAAGAAAAATATGTTTCTATACCTTCTGGTAAAGACTTCATAAGTTCTTGACGATGTTCTAAAATATTTCTTCGTGCTGTAATACAAATTATATTATGCCCGTGATCTTGTGCTAATCTTATTACCTTATCCCAAAACGGAGGATCGGCAGTATATGTATCATCATAATCTATAGCGATTGTGAGTTTATTCACTGTAAGCCTTTATCAATGGCATCCCATTGAGAACTGGAATTATCATTCCACATTATATCTTTGTATTTAAACGGTGGCTCAGTATTAGGCCAATACTTTTTTTCCGGCTCGTTTACGTCTTTAGGATAGTATGGTTGAGAATATTGCAATTGCTCAACTTTCTTAGTTAGTTCTTTGACCTTCTGTTCAAGATTAAGTAGTGATTCTAATACAACATCAATCTTTTGCTTTCGTTTAGGCTTACTTATTTTCTTTTTCTTCATAAATTTCTCCTTTGTATTGAAAACGCCCCAATTATCTGACGTTGAAACCCTAGGTGAGAAATCTCAACCATTATACGGGAAACAGAGGTCAAGGACGTTGCCTTCTGGCGATCAACCCAGCGGCGTCGGTTAATTCCGATCTTGTTATTTTGGTGTATATATCATTAGTGAAAATTAACTCTTGTAGGAGAGAGTTTGTTTTCTAACATCCTATTAGATTATAGCAGAAGCCTGTGGTTTTGTCAACTCCTACTGACATTATCATGGGTTTTCTGCTTTTAAAGGTTTAAATATGATTGTTATAGTAAAACAGTGTAGGGTTTGTGAAAGTCATTTAACTTTAGATAAATTAGTTTACGGGAAAAAATCTTCTTTTAGTAAAGACGCTCTGTGTCGTGAATGCAAAAAAATACAACAGAAAAAATACCGTGAAGAAAATCGTGAAAAAATTAGAGAGCAACAAAAAAAATACCAGGAAGAAAATAAAGACAGGATAAAAGAACATACAAAGAAAAATAGAAATAAAATAAACGCTTGGAGAAAACAATACTTTAAAAATAATTCAAATGCTAGGATAGCTCATAGTTTGAGAAGTAGAATGAATAAAGTATTAAAAGGTGTACGAAAATCGGATTCAGCAGTAAAATTACTTGGTTGTTCAGTAGAACAATTAATGGAATATCTCGCAGCTCAATTTAGTGACGGTATGAGTTGGGACAACTACGGAAAGTGGCATATTGATCACATAAAACCATGCTCAAGTTTTGATATGACAGATAAAAATCAGCAAAAAGAATGTTTTCATTATACAAATTTACAACCATTATGGGCAAAAGATAATCATCAAAAATACAATAAAATTGTATAATATCAGTCAGATACTTCCTCACCTGTTTCGTATTCTATCACTGGCTTTTTACAAGCCTCCATCATTCTTTCTAAATTCCACTGCAACCCCTCTAAATCATCAGATATTGGATGGGCTAAACTTTCAGAAATATTAACAATGTTTCCGTTCTCATCATAATAAATCTCATGAATACCATAACTAATATCAGTATCTCCAAGAGGAATTTTAGTTACAGTTTTAACCACACGATAGTTCCAAGACACTATTCTATCTCCGTAATACTCAAATATAATTCCGTTGTTAGAATCTCAATAGATAAAACTTCTTCTATTGTAAAGTCATCTTTCAGATATTGTGAAAACTCTGTAATATCACCAACATGAGTAGGAGAGTCAATATCATTAGTATTCTTCCAGAACTTTAGTTGTTGTTCTAGAAACTCTATAACTTTAAGTTGTTTAGTTGTTGGTTTCATTTTTGTCTAAAATTCCTTCAATATAATCTATTACCTTTTGAATTCTTTCCACAGAATAAGGGAATCCATAATAATCTGTTTTATCATCTTCAACCTCGCACTGATAAACTACTAATGCTTCACTGATAAGAAGCAGATCATTTATTTCGATATTAAGTTTCATTTTGTGGGTAATTTTTTAGGCTTTACAGTAGATTTATTTTGTTCGTTTATTTCTGGAAGATTCAACTCATCATTTTGTGCTGATCTAATAGCATCAAGCATCTTATTCAGATTTTGTAATCTCTCGACCAACTCTTGCCCTACGTTCATTTGTTTATCGGTACTCATGGTTCTTGTAGTTTAACAAAAATTTCTGGTTTGTCAAGTCAAGTGGATGGCTCACCGCTACCTATTCTATACATCATCTTCTCTATTTGATCACTATTTTGTTCTATCACCATTTGTCGTGGCGTTTTGTTATCAAATGCTGGATTAGGAGAGTCCAACCAAGAATCAATAAATGTTTCTTGTACTATTCTTTTTAGTCTTTCTTTAAGTTCGTCTGTGGTTTTTATTGACATCCTAATCAATCTCTTTCCTTTTAATTACTGGTATATCAATTCCTAGCTCTTGATCTAATCTATTTAATTCTTTTAAGACTGCTAATCTTTCTTTTTGACCAGCATATATTGCTACTGATCTATTGTGTAATTCTACAACATATTCCGCTGTTTCTTTATCTATGCTACCATCTGGTATAATATAATCAAACTCAACAACCGTTTCAGAGTCTCCTACCTGATTTTTGTATAGTATATTTTCGGTTGGAAGAATAATTCTACACCAACAACTTTCACCAGTATTACAATGAGCAAGTTTCCATGGCACAGTTAAACTATACTTGTGTGCTTCGTCATAATTTTCAAATATTTTTTCAGACATTGGTGATTGTTACCTGTATACTATCAAATACGTGATTATCCATACTGTCATACATACCGCTTCGTATGGGTTTATTTACTATATTAAATCTAAAAGAATATTCTCCATCTCCATGTTCTTGGCGAAGAAATGCATATAGTATATTTTTAATATCGTCTTCTGACAGTTCAATCTCTTTTTTATTTTGTATTTTCATTTTGACAAACGCTCCCGAAAATTAAGTAATTGATCCAAGACCGCTTTTTCTCTTTCTACGTTTTCTTTTTGATATTTTATTTTGCTATCTATATCTTCTTGGGTGGCTAGTCTAATTTCTTCACAGTTTCTTAAACCATAATACCAATCTTCGTCTGAACTAAAAAAAGTTTTTCCATAGTAAGGATCATGTTCTGCTTCAAAAATATGGATAACTCCACCGCTATTATGTAGCAAAGCAACTATGTCGCCCTTTTTCCAATTTGGAATATTTTGTGTTGTCATACTGGTTGTGTTCCATATAATTTTTCAGCAAACCATCTAACACGATCTTTATCGACATTGATAAAACTATCGACATTTTTACGTTCAATATCATCCAGTTTCCAGTAATGCTCAATACCAAACTTTTCCCAAGTAGACAAATCATATTGAGCCATAGCACCGCTTGCAAGAGCATATTTGGATTTGCTTTCATCATAAATATGTTCAAAAACATCTCGTACAATAACAACTTTAGTATTACTAACCAGACTATCCCAGTGTAGACTAATCCAATCTTGAACTGCTCCCGGCACATAAGTATGCCTCCCAAGAGCATATCTTAATGCTGCCGTGACCATAATACCACCATTAACATCGCAGTTAAACTTATTTTTCTTCGTTTTCATCAGAAAAATCCTTATACAATTTATAATTCATACCAGCCACAAATCCACACTGGAAATAATAAAAGTCATTTTCATTACCCTCATGGTCGCCATCCAACCATAGATCTTTTGCTAACTTTTTAGCACTCTCATATCTTTGTTTAATGATTTCTAATTCTTCTGAACTCATGCGTTTCTTTCTATCATTTTTTCTATTCCGCCACTAGGCCCATTAATTATTTCCATCATCACCTTATTACATTCTAAAATGTCTTGATAAATCATTCTCATAGTTTTATAATGTTCAAATGGATGAGGTAAAGGAATCTTGCTTAGTCTGTTTAAACTATCAAGTTGTTCCTTTAATACAATTTTAATGTCACTAATATCTTCGTGCGTGAGACTCATTTAAATTCCTTAAGGTATCAATAATAGAGAATAAAGTATCTACATCAAATTCCTTGTCTACAGGTGTAAATATCCATCTATCATTCTTAATAAGAAAATATCCATGAATACTCTTATAGATAGAATCACTCATCTGTTCAAGATGAGGCCCATTACATTTCCAAGGAGTAATACAGTTAGGACATTCCATAATTTTCCTTATAAAAAAGCCTCTTTTTCAATGTATACAGAAAATTGGGCTTAAACCTCTACGGCAGTTGATGAAAGGGATACCCGCGACCCTAACCTTTCGGCTTAACTATATCATAGGTTTCTAATTCGTCAAGACAGATAAACTTAGTATTACCATATTCTATAGTACGAGAACGATGCCAATGACCAAAAATCCAAAGTTTTGGTTGATGAATATTTAACAATTCTCCTAAAGCCCATGTGGTATTATTCTGAAAAATTCTACTATTTGGAGGAATCATTTGATGCGCTATCTGTTCTGGACAATCGTGGGTTATCATTATCTCTGGTTTAATAGAGCGATACAACTCTCTGGCTTTCATAAAATCTTCAATACCTACTTGTTCTTTTTCCCACCAGTCTATTCCAATAGTTCTATATATTCTATCAATACTATATGCTCCACGATAATAGAAAAAATCTATTCCGTTAAAATTAACCATATAACCATAATCTGAGAGAAAATGAGGATAGTTATTGCAAATATCATAGTTATCATGATTACCTCCAATAATAATATGTTTAGTATGGTCTACATTTTTGAGAGTGTCATACTTAAAACCGAAATCCCCCAACTGAACAGTATATGGGTATCTTTCTGTCTCTCTGATAATTTTGTGATAACGCTCATACTTACCGTGACAATCTCCTATGACTGTAATTTTATTCATTGTTTTTATCCAATTGCTCTAAACATTCATTTCGTCTATGATGCCATAATCGTGCAAGCCCCGTTAACTCATCAGTGTAGTCTATTTCGTTTGAGTTGTCAAATACAAAATCGGCCAGACTCTCAGATAACTTTAAAACATCTTTTGGGGTTAGCCTGTACTCACTATAATCAGTATAGGAATATACTCTAAGATAGAATGGTCTATCTTTAAGAAGAGGATTATGATGTAGTTCTATCAACAGATCGTTATTTATATCTATCGTCTGTTTTTTGTATTCCGACATTTGTGAGTTCTTCCTAATGCCTTGCTACTAAAGTCTAATTGATACTGGCTATCAATATAGTTTTTGAACTGCTGAAATGTCATGTCCAAAGGCTTCCTCTGATTTTAATAAGTTCAATAAGCATCTTTGTATCTTCTTTTTCGTAATTGTCTTGCATCTTACTAATTTGCTTATAATAACTCTTTCCGTGCTTTTCCTCAGAGAAAATTTCGTAAGGGTCTGGTCTGTTGTCTCTGTTTTTCCACCAGTTATATAACTCTACTGTTTTACGGGCGGAGACTGCCTGTTCAGTTGGCTCACCAAACCCCTTATCGCCCTTTCTCAAGCCATAGTCTTTATTATAGGTCAAACTACTAGCCCACTTTAAATAATCAAGCCCAGCGTCAGCACAACGACCACGAACAAACTTATACTTCTTTTTTTTATTCTTATCATACCATCTAGATAAACCAGCGTATTCTACTTCTACAAGATCAACAAGTTCATTAAAAAGACCATGAATAATCCTATAGTCTAAGTCATAGTATTGCCCAGGCTTTAGTCCCGTATGAAGATAGTGGATTTTATCTATAAATCTATTACGAACGTAAATCTCTATAGTATGGTAAATATCAACAGGTAAATAAACTATATCCTGTAAACGATCAAGCAGTTTTTCTGCCACCCAATATCTATAAGGATGCTTATTTTGAGCCTCTTTACGCCATTCGTCCCAATCTTCCCATGCTAGTGCATATGGTTTATCTGTCCCCCTAATCCAGTCTGCTAAACTAGAGCAACTCCAATAATTTATTCTACTTCTTTTGCTTAATTTAAACATATTAGTCCAGTTCCACCCCATGTTCATTCACCAGTCTATAGAATTCTTCACGAATTTTATCAAGAGCATCATCAGCATCTTTAAAGTCATTACCATGTTTCCGCCAAGAACGAAGTTGTTGAGCAAAATACCATAGCATACTCTTGGCTTTCGCCGCGTTAATAGCGGTATCGAACTCGCTCTGTTCTTCTGGTAGACTAAATCTCAATGTCAATGTGACTATTGGCATAATTATTCTTTATGGCTATCAAGTTTCAGTGCTTGGGTAAAAGCCTCAAAGGTATCATCAGTATGAAGTTCGATCAAAACGGCCAAACCCTCTAAAACATTAGCGAGTTTATCGTTATTCATCTTATTTTCCAGTACAGCATTTGTTACAGACCTCAGATGATCTGCAAAAAAAGATGTTTGATTAATCTTGTTTTCCAGATCAAACCTATCCATTAGCAATCTCCTTTTCATATTCCTCAATATCTGTCTTAAATTCATCCGCTTGACCTAAAACCACAGCAGCATGATATAAAATATGATCTCTAGGATCGCTACCATCCTGAATATATTCTTGATAACTAATTTGCTCACAGTCGCTATCAAAAATATATCTAGCACACTCCATAGCAGCATCAGTATAATTTAGTTCGGTTTTGGTTTTCATTAAATATTCTCCACATTCTTTTCAATAATATCAGCAATAGTTGAAAACTTTTTACCAGTATCGTTCAAGTCCGCTAAACACTTAGTACTCTTAAATGTTCCATAAGCATCTTTTTCAGTATAGGAAAAAGTACCCATTTCATTTTTTATGCCAGCCCATTTTCTTACTATGGTTGGTAGCGAACCATCTTTATTAGCAAATTTAACATAACCATGATCTAATGTTGGTTCGTCGTTATATTCTTTTACTGAGATAGTTTTTTTGTGATTCTTTTTCATAGTATCATTATACAATTCGCAAAGAACCCCCAAACAACAATGTCTTGGCTGTCCCTTACTATTAAATTTTTTAAGATAGTTTTCGCCTTGCTTATATTTTCCGCTACGCAAAGCCTTAACCCACTTTTTAGCAATATCTTTTTTCATATTTCACCCAAATTGTGTCCACTTTCTTTCAGTAATAATATCCTTAAACTTTTTTCCAGCGGGAGTCAGTTGAACCATACCATCCACGCAAAAAATACATCCATCCTTATCACCGGGATTATCATAACGGTCGCCCCCTTCTTCATCATAACTATCAAAATACAAAGTTAGTTTGGTTTTTTTGTTAAAAGAATTTTTAAGAACAACTATTAATGTTTCATACTCTTGAAAAATATCTTCAACGATCTGATCCTCTGAAAGTCCAAGTCTAATAACAGGCTTAGATTTATCTTCTTCTACAGAGGCATAAAGTTCATCCTTGATTTGGTCAGGATCATCCCAAGTCAGCCATTTTCCAATAGCGTTCCAACCAACTTCCTTAAAATACTTGGCCTGTTCAATAGACTTAATTTCGTTAGGACAAATCTTCTTCAAGTCCTTATATTCAATAACAAAACTACCAACAGCGAAACTGCCCATTCCCATAGTTATTTCCTCCAAGGTTGCACTAAGTATACAACACTTATCGGCATTTGTCAAATAAAACTTTATCCGCCCTCCTTCGCGTACTTCATTCCTGCTTCAAATCCGCCCACAAAATAATTAAAAGAGTTTGGTACGCTCTTATACCATCCTTCTCCCACCCATATTGGTTGTATATTTTTCTGATACTGTTTATATTGACTAGTTAAAAACTCTATAAACTCTTGTTTAGCCATACTTTCAAGCATATCTTTAGTAATAATAGTATCTTCTGTTTGTTGTTTAGAGAATTTCATTTCTTTTCTTTTCCCCCCAACTATCATACATAATAGGTTCACCATTTTCATTAAGCCCCAATATTGCCCTAGAATAATTCCATGCTTTAGGATCAGTTTGACCATAAAACCCACAAACTATCTCCATCATTACTTTATTACATTCTAAAATATCTTGATAAATACTCTGATATTCTTTCCAATTTTCCAAACTAGACACAGGCATTTTACCAAATCTTTGAATAAGGTCAAACTGGTCATTTAGCACACTTTTTAGATCATCTAAATCTAGTTTATTCATTTATTCTCCTCCAACCATTCATAGAAAGCCCTATTAGCATCGTTATAGTTGTCGAAATAGGCCACCTTTTTAAACTTATGCACTCCAACCATCCTGAGAATTAAACGACCCCAAATAAGTTCATTACCTTCTGGCCTACCCCACATTTTATCAACAATTTCCATTTCCTCAATATGAGCATTTCTCCAATAACTATCTTTTGCATCTATATATGATTCTGCAACCTCTCTAGATGCACAAATCATCTCTAATTCTTCACGAATAGAACAAGCACCATGTTCAGAAATTATAGCGTAGACTTTCATCGACCCACCAATATTGCTTTAGTAGAAATGTGTTTAGTATTACTCAGTAATGAAAGCTCATCAGCATAATCATGCCTACCACTCCAATCATGAATTTTTTCACTACCAGTCCAATTAGAATCAAAAACAACGTCTGTTATTTTCAGCTTAGGATCATCACAACCATCTTCGTATCCATCAACAACAACTCTCATATTAGAGTCATACATTTGTAAATTAGAAATAAGTTCTCCAACAGTCATTTATTGGCTCCGTATTTTTTAAATGTCGCATAAGCAGTGATACCAATAGCAATAAATTGAATAGTATACCAAAAGTATAATTCATTCATATTTAGTTTCCCATATAACATCATTAAAATTTATTAAACCATGATTACTAGATATAATAGGATAGTATCCCCATAAATATATCACTTTTCCTTTTGTCCAGCATAATTGATCTGGAATACAAAACCATACTGGAGTATTTTGTTCTAAGGTATAATGTTGCCCACAAGGTTTATTATAATTGATATAACTATTATTAGGAGAAATAGATAGTAATAATAATATATAAATATATTTCATTTCTTTTCTCCATCATACTCGTTAAAAGTTTTCAGAGTTTTACTTTCGGCCGTTTTCCAATGGTATCCATTCTTAATGAGAGTCTCATAATGCTTTTGCATAAAATGATCTTGGAATCTAATTCTATATTTAGTCATTATTTTCACCAATAGTATTATAGATGAAATCGGCCAACCCCTTTAATTCTTCTCTAGTTATAGGAGGATTAACAACATTCTTTGTTGGCCCAAATATAAGTCCAAACTCATAACTGGTTAAATTATCAGTAAATCCCCCGTACATATCTTGAATGATATGAAAGTTTAGATAGTCGCTGGAGTAGGTAAATTTTTTCATCGCTTTGATTTGGTCAAATTTTTCAAAATACCCAAATACCTCTCAGCATCACTCTTAGTATCAAAGACCGTAACAATAGACGATCCGCTGCTACTAGGAAGATTGATAGGTTGGCCGTTTTTAGTAACCACAAACTTACCATTCTGCTCAACAACCCCATAACTAGTCATTAACATTCTCCTTATTATAAGACCTACTAATTCTAAGATAACTAACAATTTTATTAGCCACATTACTAACACAACGATCATAATGATAATGAGCCACCATCATATTATAAATGGTTTGTTTTTCGTCTTCGTTCAACCCATCAAACTCTGAGTCACCATATTCAGCATCAATATAGTCGGCAACACTAAGAGCATATTTGTGGAAACTATCGGAATTTGATTCTTTGTTCATTTGTGGGTCATTTGCCATAAAAGGATATTTGATTATTGTTTTCGGATGGTTTCTTGCCAATTAAATGACGTAATAGAATATGAGCATTATGATATTCAAAGCCGGGATTGTCCAGTTTTTCACCAATATAATATCGAATTATAGAGGCTAAAAGTTCTAGTTCCTTGTCGGTTAATAGAATCTGTTTATACATATTTTCCCGATCAATATTAAGAAAAATCCCACTAGTCACTATAGCAGAATATACCGGATAAGTATGGGTTGTCAAGAGGGATTATCGGCCTTTTCCTAATGTGGTCTTTAATCATTTTTACCACGGGCCAATTTAATAAGTAAATTTACCGAAATTTTGTGAAAGAATTGATGCAGAAAAGAGTTTAATCGTTAGATTCCATGGAAACATCAGATTGTATTGTGGTAAAAACCTGGGTCTTGCCCGTCATGAAATATAGTTTATCCACAAAATATGGAGCAGAAAGCATACATAGTATGGTGACTAGTGATACTATTAGGAGGCTTTTTATGAAAGGGATATGAAATTCTGAGGTTTTCATTTTAGAACCTTGATAGAGTTACGAATGAGTATATACAAAAAATGGAGAATAGAATCATGCAACAAGACGCTAGGGTTTCAAGTATCATCACTATCTATCTCCAGATCTTTATGCAGAAAAGAGAATAACATACCATATAATATTAATAGTCCTGATAGTATCCACCGGCCATAATCTTTCAGATATCCCAAATCATTATGTTCCATCAAAATATCTCATAATAAAATATAGGATGCCACCACAAACTATTAGTCTGGATATATCATCATGAACAAAGTGGTTTCTTAACAATAGTTACCGTTTGTGCCAATAGTATCATTTTGACTGACTGTTCCCATAAAACCGAATAGACAAGATGGAGTGTGACAATTCCATCCCTCATTACATTATGATAGTGGCCGATTTCGCAAAGTCAAAAAAGTATTCTTAAAGATCATCTAATCTGACTGACTACAACCACAAAAACGATCCCGATACAAGGGCTGAGACAATTCTGTGACTATTTTGGCTGACTGTATCCATAAATCCGAACCGGTTATATTGGGTAAGACAAAATTACCCCTAATAATATAAACGGAGAGAGAGGGATTCGAACCCCCGGAACTTTTCAGTTCGTCGGTTTAGTAAACCGGTGCATTAAACCACTCTGCCATCTCTCCTGAAAGAATTAAATATTGGCCGATCCGGAGCAATTCTGAGCCTCTGCAACGGGTCTCTGTGGGTTCCAGACTATCCTATAGTAGACCGTGGACTATTCTCTATCAAACCACTAATAATCACAAGAAAATTCTTAATCCTCTTTTATAAATATTTCTCAAAGGCGGTTGGAGAAAATTTTTCTTGTTGACAAATAGTAGTTACAGGTTATATATTATGCAGAGGGGGCGATATACTACTCTTAGTACTTAGTAAGTATTACCTACCAGTTCCCTATAAGAACTAACAATACCCACACAGGCGCTAAGAATAATAATATACGTCATATAATAAAATCTCCACAGAGTAAGAAGGCTGTTGACCGCACCACTCGTCCATTATACCATATGGGTAGCAACACGCAAACCCTTGGTGTTACTCGACTTAGGATCAGATGTGACTATTGATCACGAGTCTTGTAACTATTGTGCTATTCAAATTCTCCAACACTAATAATATTCTCAGGACTAAAATCCCCAAAGAATTCAGGATCACTATACAATTTATTAGTAAGATAATGAGCAATAGCACCATAGTCAGGATAAGGATCAACACACTCTAAATCATCTATAACTAATTCCATAGTAATCTTTACAATTCTCATACAACTTTTTCCTGCACCATTTCAAAGGACACTAATTTTTGGCTGACTATCGCCACGACCGCAAACCCGGTGGTTAGGCTGATACAAGAAAAATCTAAGACTTATAATCTACTTAGGATTGGTAGACGAGTCATAAGTCAAATCTAAATCTTATCTAAACCCATACCACCACTAGGCTTACACTCCATTGTATCGGCACTTAGGACAAATGTCCATGACGCAACTTTAGATAACTGGCTAGATTTAGATGTAAGTCCTTGTGGCTACTAAACTTAGGACGAAATTGGCGGGCCGGCCGAATCGTAAGTCCTTATGTGGTAAGCACTTACGTCAAATCTTAGACAAATAAAAAAGAGAGGGTCGCAGCCTGTTTCCTAGCCACGACCCCCTCATATTAACCATCACGAAGAAGAAAGATTAGACCGCGTTAGCAAACTCCAGAGCAGATTCAAGAGCCTTATTATTCTCGTTAGCGTTTTGTCCGAACCAGAGGCTATCGAGTCGGTTGTCGGTCGTGCGACCCTTACCATAGTTCAGATATTCATTGAATCCATTATACGCTGCCCACCAAGTACCGCGAACATTAGCCGCAGTCTGCTTCGGGCCTTCGATACGGGCGAGAATATCATCCATAATATTACGGGTACGAGTCTTGATATCCTCATCAGCACCCTTAATATTCAGTACAACTTTAACATACTTCTCAATATCCTTCTGGTTAAAAGTCTTACTAGCAAGGAATCGATACTGTTCCGCAGTAGCCTCAAAACCAGCATTAATATTATCCATAATATCCCGAACCTGATCCAGATTCTTCTGGCTGGAGCGAGTATGACGAATACGAATCAGTTGACTGTTAGTATGCTTGTGAGCATATGACAGCGTGTTCACGCAGACCACGCGAATCGGAGTGTATCCGACACGAATAGCCGTTGTACCGTCATGACTATTACTCAGCAGGATAAACTTACTAACCTCATCACCCGGAACAATCTCGCTATTGTCGCGGTTGAGTTGAGCAAGCACCCAAACCTTTTGACCCAGATGCAGCGACCCAGCAGTGTGGATCGAACATTCGTTAGCGTCAAGAAAAGGCTGGAACCAATCGAACGCATCCTTATTCTGGAGGGGAGTATAACGAGGGCCGACAACGCCAAGGATGCTACCATCACTCTTGCGATAGGTTGCACGATGGTTCACGGGCGTACCGTCAACGGTCTGCAAGTCCTTTAGACCAACTTCCCAATCCAAACCAGCAGCAACGATAGCATCATTGACCGTGATACCTTCGTCAACGCTATTACCAAGGCCATGCCAAGGCGTTTCACCAACAAACATCATCTTTTCAACAGCAGCAGGCATAATCAAACTCCTTCGTGGTTAACTTCTCACTCGTATGCTATCATTCTACAGTATGTTATCGGCGTGTCAACAGGAAAACTTGTGAAAAAATTTTTTGACGTAAGTGATTATGGCGTAAGGGGTTACGTTTCGGCGGGCCGGCCGCATTAGTCTTAAGTCTTTTCGTGGTCTAGGTTTAAGAGAGGAATCCCAAGATCACGCTTGCAGAGTTTAGAACCGTCCTCATTGGCAAGATAAGCACATTCGTTAGGCAGATAGCAGTATACGCCAATACAATGAGAACGCGAGTATTCATCCTTGATAACTCTTTTAATGTGTTTTACGGTTGAACCAGAACAGATTAAATCGTCTAATATAATATATTGAAAAGGGGCCGCTCCCTCGGTACGAAACTCTGAATAGCATCGTTCCCCCTTTCTTACCACAACAATATTCTTGTTGAGTAACTCTGCGATTTGTGGAACCACCATCAATCCACTTACACCGCAGCAGGCGATACTGTCAAAAGTGTCTGCTATTTTTCTTAGATCACAAATAGCTTTAATAATAATCTTATTTCTAGCCTTATGGTTTAGCACATGGCATGTGTGGCTAGCACCCTGAATATATTTTCCATCAGCAGTCTTACGAACATCTTCAATATTCTGATCTAAAATATTCATAATAATGGACGGTACGATTCGAACGTACTAAGAAAAGGAAAGATAATCGTTATGATTAATAGTAGAATACTTGTCCCACCAAGTTGCGCCCATCGGGAGGAGATCAGTCAATTAATTCATTGGCTATAGTATGATAGTATGAATCAAATTCTCGTTCATTAATATCCATATAATCATATTCATCATCGCTATAATTTTCCTCATCATCGTACAGAGGATCAGTATCATTTACGATGCTTTCATAGTCAAGATAAATATCATCATCGAACATGGCCATTTTCTCCTTTTCACCTATCATACACCATCGAACTTAGTTGTCAAGCAGATTGAAAATTTTTCTTGTTTTTTTATCCAACGAGTGTATTATATAGTGGTGTGCCGAACTTAAATTAATTTATTAAACATAAGTTAAATACTATGCCTAGAAAAACCAAATATAATTGGAATAAAGTACAAGCATTCTATGATGCTGGACACACATGGAAAGAAATACAACAAGAATTTGGTATTGCTCAGGCTAGTCTTTTTAAGGCCAAAGAACGTGGAGATTTTATCTCTAGAAATCATTCCGATGCTAATAAAATTGCTTATAAAAAGGGTCGTGGTTGTCAAAAACATTCTGAAGAAACTAAGATTAAAATATCTAAAGCTAGAATTAAATATTTAACTAATAATCCAGATAAAGTTCCATATCTTATTAATCATTCTTCTAAAAAAAGTTATCCAGAACAGATTTTTGAAAACGCTCTTATTTCAGCAAATATTACCGGTTGGCAATACGCTTATCAAAATGGTATTTATGAATATGATTTTGCTTGGCCAGAGCAAAAAATAGATGTCGAAATTGATGGTGCTACTCACCTCTCAGAGAAAGTAAAAAAAATAGATGCTCGTAGAGATCTTTTTAGTAAACAAAACGGTTGGATCGTTTTAAGATTTACAGCAAATAAAGTAAAAACAGATGTTATAGATTGTATAAATATTTTACAGTCTCATCTAAATGGGCGATCTAGGACTCGAACCTAGGTCTGTGGGATTAAAAGTCCCCTATAATCACCGCTATACGAATCGCCCGTATCCTCAATAAATTTCCTCGTAACTATAACTATCAACAGGAAATGTCAAATTTTGTTCAATAGCAAAGAAAACATCAGTCCAATCAAAATCATTCTGCATTTCAAGAACAATATCATTCAGACTCTTTTCTCCGCTCTCCATCACAATATCATAGATACGAAGCCGCTTCATCTCTTTCTCCTTTATAGGAAGTGTACCATACGTTATCGGCTTGTCAACCAAAAAAATTGAGACTTTCGCTGACTATCGCCAAGTCCGCAAATCCGAAGGATTAGATGATACAAGCAAAGGCGGGTGGAATTGCACCACCATCTACTGTTTTGGAGACAGTTATTCTACTATTGAACTACGCCAATGTCCGCAACTCAAACGCGCCAGCCTCCGAACGGAACGCAAAGGAGTTGAACCTTCACTAGTATTACCTAGTCCTCTTTAGCAAAGAGGTGCAGCAAGCCGATATCTGCCTACGTTCCATTGTATTATTCTACACTATCTGTATAATAAGCTGTGAGGGTCAGAGTCGAACTGACATCGGCAAAATTAACAGTTTTGAGCATTACCATTATGCTACCTCACAATAATTCCGGGACTACGATTCGAACGTAGAAAAACTGATCCAAAGTCAGTTGTGATACCGTTTCACCATCCCGGAGCGAGAGCCGGTAGTAGGATTTGCACCCACGACATTCAAATTACAAATTTGACACTCTGCTAACTGAGTTATACCGGCGATAATACTACATATCATACTCATCACGCCATGCCTTGTCAATGTCTCGTCGTGTTCGCTGACGCTTGGGCCTGCTGTCCATAGTAGTATCCCGATGCTCCTTGTGTCCCGTAGGAGTCTCCCAAGGTTGCTTGACCTTGACCTTGATCTTGCCGTACTTGCGGCGTGGTCGGGTATCGTCGTTGTTGTGGAGCGTAATCATACCATTGTCCATTTTCGTGTAAGTAGAAAACCTTGTCAATATTAGGATCGTAAGCCATTAAACAGTATTGTACCGGATAAACCACCTTTGTCAATACTTCTTTTTTTGGTAGTTTGGGTATTTTTATATCACCCTTTTGGTAGTCTTTTACACCATTATAGGCCAAACCTAATAGGGCAATAATAACCCCTATCCACTGGATCATTCTTTCTCCTCTGCATCTGATTAGCATACCATACTTATCGGTATCCGTCCACCCATTCTTTAATTTTTCCTAAGTGGTTGAAGCATAAGGAGTTACGATCAGCCGGGCCGGCCCCGCTAGCCCTAAGTACTTGCGTACAAAGGATTTGCGGTTAGCTTTATTCGTCTTCTCTATTGATTTCCCAGCCAGCCAGCCTACAGACCTTATTTAGTTTGATAACCTGCGTCAACTTGTCGGCTGTAGTATAGTCTCTAAAACCACGCTCATCTATATAGAAGTATTCATCTAGAACATCGAACTTATTGCTTTCGCCAAGAGTAGTTACTGCTGCCTCAAGAGGATTTTTACTTGTTGAGTAGATTAGTTCTAGAGTACCACATTTGATATAGTATTTAGACATAACATTCCTCACATTTAGGGCAGTTACAATAAGCACCTTCTACGCCTTCCCAACAAACTTCTGGAAAATGTCCTTCGGTTTCCCCTATGCTTTCTCTACCAAAATCAATAGCAACTAGAATCTTTTTCTTTTCTCTTTTTACCCAGCCAAGATTACCCTCATGGCAATCAGTATATTCTACTCCGCACTCCCACATACCATTGAGCAAATCCCCGATTTCATCATAGTGCGAACATAGGTCACAATGAGCACAGTCCCCGTCACAGTCATTATCGTAGCAAACATACTGCTTAGCAATCTCGGTCAAATACCCCCAATCGCTCAATACCATTTCTGTACGATATTTTATCTTATTGTTCTTGATGCCGTCTACAAAATAATTAGGAACCCTGATCCTACACACAGAACTATAAACCTTCGGAGCAAGATATGGGGCTAAATGACTCTGAACAGCATGAGCAAACTCGGCCAAACTCTTATTAGGAAAACTCTTGAAACCATATGGTTTTCCAGACAGTTTATAGAAAGAGTTCTTGCTACCACTATTCTCATACTTTCCAACATAACTAAATTTAGTAGCCATTGATTATTCCTAGTGAGCGGGAAACAATCTTTCTTTCGTCTTGTCTATAGCATATCTGTTTGCTTGAACAAAGTCAATAGTCTCTTGCCAATGTAGTTCCCTATGACATCGACAACATAATAGAATACATTTTTTAATTTCTTTTAACTTAGTATTTATATTTAAGTTTGTATTAAGATTTATTTCTTTAGTCTTGGGATTAATATGGTGAAAATCTAATGCGGCAATACATTCTTTATATCCGCATTTAACACACTTACCACCAGCTTTTTCAATCAACAGTTCTTTCTTGGCTATATTTGTTCTTTTCTGTACACACTTAGAGCAAGTATTTTTTTTGCTTTTTCTACCACAACTTTTACAGTGCGTTATATCAGATTTGTGATTGAACTTATTTTCTTTAAATAAATCTCTTGATTGTAGTTTTAACTCTTTTTTCATCGCTATGATTGTTGCATTAGAACAACCATATATTTTAGATAGTTCTATTTCTGTTTTTCTATTTAAAATATGCTGTTTAAACTCATCCCTATTTTCTCTTATATATTGGCTTATATTCGTATGTTTCATAGTGTATATCTCCTAGTGAGTTAAAGCCCACTAGTATATACACCAAAATCTCAATGGGAGGGAAATAATACGTTGGCTAATCCTTTTACGCACATATCACAACTTATACTATCCTTCGTGCCGGTGCAAGTGATAACCGAACGACCGCGACGAATTTCCGGACAAGTCACAAACTTCTCACCGTTCAGCACAACCAGTTTGGGCAACGCTTGTCGCCAAGCGTCGGCCTTAGCCTTGTTCTTTGGTCGCTTCGGGGCAATTTTCATATCGCTATCGCACCACGCAAACAACTTGAAGCCTTGATTCTTAGCCTCGTTCATATCGTTATCGTCGTGAATACTAGCGTAGACTGCCATATACTTTTCCAGAGCAACAAGCCGACTATCGTAGATATGAGTATAGAACCACATATCGGGCAGACTATCACCACTAGCAAGAATACTCTCGCAAGCCCACGTTACATTATCAACGTAGTCTGTGTCAAGTTCACCATTGAGAAACCAATCGCCACGCTCATGCCAGCGGATAGATTTCTCACGCTTTTTTGCGTCAAGAATCATGGCACGGATTTTGTTTTTCTCCGTGACTACGTTAGCAAAACCAGCGACACGGGCGTTTTTGTACTGCCGTTCAGTACCTTCGGCATAACAGCCGTTTCCGAGATAATCGCAATCGCTTGGGCAAGTATCGCCAACCGGACGCGAAACCACAATGCAACCCTTACCCAACTTATCATTACCGTCTGCGGTTTTCATCATTCTTCTCCTAGCGTGTCTACTGATTCTACACTAGGTTATCGGTGCTGTCAAGGCATTTTCTTGAAGAAATTATTTTTGACGCAAGGCGTTGATGCTAAAGGAGTTACGTCAAGCCGGGCCGCCCCCGCTCGCTCTAAGTCTTTATCCTCAAAGAGTTTAGGAGTAGTTCGCACATGCTTAAAAACTGCTCAGTAGTTTCTGCTTCGTTTTTCATAGTAGCCCCAAGAGGAATCGAACCCCTAACCAGTGCTTAGAAGGCACTTGTTATATCCATTTAACTATGGGGCCGTCAATGCCGCAGGCCCGCCACGGCGTCCCGTGCGGGTTATGCGGTTGATGGTGGAGCCACTTTACCATCGGCAATATACTAGCAGCAGACCCCTTCCCAGCAACCACGCTGGTTATTAGTTGGTTAGACTCTGCTAGGTGGGTATTTCCCACATCATTACGCGGGACGAATCCCGCCGCACTATGCCTAAAATCTATTTATACTGGCATAGTCCAGTTGTGTCAACTTAGGCAATAGCCTCAACTTCAACCTTGGTAGTCTTAGCCTTGTGACCATCACCCGCTTCCTTGACACTCACGCCAAACTTACGGTTACGAGCAACCTTCCAACCCTGCTCGGAATAATCCTTGATACCCTGAGCCTTGACCACAACCAGAGTACCATCGGGCAGACCATCAGCAAGAGCCTGCTTGATCGTATCCTCAACCACCTCAGTATCCAGCGAATCAGAAGCAACAGCAACCGCAAAATCATAAGTACGCATAGTCAAACCTAACCTTTCCAAAAGTGTAATCGAACAGAGTAAAGTAATCATACATCAGACAACATCACCTGTCAAGTGCTAGGCTGAACTTTTGTGTGTTGCAGTCAGGTAGCGTCTTGTCGTGTGATGCTATCATTCTACCATATAGTATCGGCAAGTCAAGGTGGTTACATGAATATTTTTTCGGATTGTTCCTAAGTCGTTGTGGCATAAGGAGTTACGGCGAACGCGGCCCCGCGGCCTCGCCCTAAGTGCTTTAGTGGCAAGGCTTTAGGTCACGAAAGATAGCCTTCGCAACCCAAACCCACAAGATCGCGGAGCAGATTCTCAGCCGCTTCGGGAGTCTTGAGAGTGATACTCTGCGTCCTACCAGCAGGAGCAGGATTCCACTTGTCATACTTCCAGCCGCCCACCAGAAAATCCGTCCACTCCTTGGCCTCCTTCAAACCCCAACCAGTATGGAGTCGAATAGCCTTGATGCAAGAGATACGATTGTCCAGAGTCATACCTCTGGTGATCGTCACCATCTTGTTCTGGTTCACACCCAACGCCACCTCAAAAGCGGCCACGATCCGCTCATAGATTTCCAGATTGCAGTTCGTAGCCAGATTCATAGCCTCACGAACGCTCAGTTGCAGATTGATCATATCAAACCCTTTCTTCCAAAATATAGACTTGTTTGCCGTTAGTCAGGAGCGTAGCATACTCGCTACCATCCCAAACGAATTCGTTGCTGTCGCTTTCTCGTCGCCAGTGCGGATCACGAAGTGGATTATAAAATAACTTTTCAAGATTGTCAATAGGCAGAATCGGATGAAAATCCTTTCTCAGCATAACTTCTTCACACCGAACCCATCCACTAACATCATGCACACCAGCCTCAAACACCTGTTTAGCCTTATTCGGCCTATTCCACAGGATACAACCCCTCATCTCTAACTGATATTCAGATGGATCGTAATAGTAGACATCAATAGTCTTACCGCCCCTTTTCACTTTCACTTGCCAGTGCATATAATGCTCGCCACTGCTCAAATGAAATCGTACTTCGCCATGCGTTGGTTTTGTTTTCATGGTTCTAGTATACATTATCGGCAATCGTTTGTCAAGAGTCCAATATTCTCGCTGACTACAGCCACCCCAGCCAAATCCGTAGGATTAGCAGAGACAAATAGATCGGGTTATGCCATACTCGGCTTTGCATTTAACCGTGGCTTCTTTGACGTCATTCTGCCAACGGCCCGTATCTACTTGCTCCCTAAGTATATCAGTATTATCGGGATAGTCAAGAGGATTCTTTAGAAAAATAATTTTGATCGTAAGTTGTTGGTGCGTAAAGAGTTAGAGCAAATCGGGCGGCGCCGCCTCGTCGTAAGTCCTTATCCTGTCAGGAGTTAGGATAATCTTCTGGATAATCTGTTGGTGGTCGTTTTGGTCTTGGTTGTCCCTCGTATGGCATCCACCACGGAGCATCCATACGATCCACAATACCAGGGGCTTCCTCACAAATAAGAATATGTTCACTCACAGGATCATCACGATGAATCTCGTACCTTCCCTGCCACACTCCAATATACTCGCCCCAGTAATAAACTTTCTGGCCGTTGATAGGGCGACGAGGGCCGAAAAAACTAATCCATTCCATTAGCGCTTCGCACCTTTCTAAGAATAGCATTGTCGTTGATCGCTAATAGTTTATCAAGCAACTTAGATTGCCTTTTTTCAAACTGTTGCTTGTTACCATAGTACCAACCGTCTCTAATATTTTCATATATGAGAGTCAATACATAGTCCAGTTCAGTCTTAGTTAGTTTAATGGTTTCAGTTTTCATTGTTATTTCTTATAAGGATTTAGACCAATTTCAATAATATGTTTTGCTATCTCATTGGTAACGTCTAATTCTATTTGAGATTTTTGAGCATAATCATTTTTTTGGTCAGGTGTCAATATATCAAAAAGTTCAACTTCGTCAACCCAATAACCATAACTATAGTCTCCATCAACAAAAACCCTAACTAAATTACCAGAAACAGGATTCAAGTTTTTATTTTCAGCACATAGAATTTTCATCACCAATTCTCCGGCATAGGAATCTCATCAAAACCAATATAGCATACAACTAGGGAGTTGTCAATGGGGTCAAGTTCATCAAAATTAGCATTATAGATTCCCCATTGTCCTTTATACCAATTATATGGCATAGGTTCAGAATAACCCCTAATACAACAAATATATTCTCCATCTTTACTAGGATTACCATAATGCCAGTTCATTTTCCCCTCGCAATAATCAAACATTCCGTACCAATATCGCCATCGGTCAACTTCACGCTTTCATGAGGCCCATAATACCAAGCATCATTCTTAGAAAAGTTGAACACAATCTCTTCTGTATGAAGTTGAGTATCATTATACCCTCCCTCATACCCAAGAGTCAATACCCTCATATCGCCGGGATAGGTCTGCAACTGCTGGATAAGTTCGTTAACGGTCATTTGTCTTACTTTTCTTTAATGTTACGTCATTCCCAAAATCTTTATATGCCAATACTTTGGCTTGATATAAAGATGGAGCATGAACATAGCCTAACAGTTCTTTATCTCTAAAAACATACCACATACACATTTTATCTCTCCTTTGTCACCATTATATCATTCTTTATCGGCAAGTCAAGTACCACCACACTGATAGTTTTACGAAGAATACGTGGTACTGTATTGTCTTCAACCTCAAGGTTTTACCTTATCTAAGGAAACTATCAGCAGATTTAAAACCAGCGGAACCATTTTCGCCCCGGTTCCTATAACCCA